CGAAGAGTACATGCAATATGTATTTCAGACGCAGAACGCCGAGATCCTGGGGAACGCTCGAATCCACGACTCACAAGACGGATTGATTCGCCAGTGGGACGAGGCTGTCTTTAAAGTCGGGAGCTTCCGCGACAAGTTCCAAGGAATTATGAACGAGCTGATCCTTCAGGGACGGCACGCCGGGGAAGCGATCGCCGGGGCATTCCTTACCGCGATCGACGGCGCGGAAACTCAGCTCGCGAAATTGCTCACCGGGCAGAAGGCGAATTTTAAGCAAGTTTTTCAAGGGCTCGCGGAGCAAGTCACGAAGGCGCAAATTCAAAGCGTGGTCGGAAAGATCGCCGAACGCTTCGGGCTCTCGAAGGGCAGCAAGCCGGACGGCACTCCGAGCAACCCGCTACACGTCGTCTTGCAGAACGGACTTCCCGGCGTGACCAACGCCTCGGGCTCGCCCGCGGGGACGATCGGGGACGTGTTCCATAAGGTCGGCGGCTTCTTCGGCCACTTGCTCGGATTGGGTAAAAATAGCCTTCCCTTCTCCGCGGGGGGCGCGCCGACGGCTGTTCCTGGGGTTGTAGGGGCTACAGGGCCACTAGACGGCTTTAGTTTCGGTTCTGGGGGGCTGGCGGGCCTATTCGGGGGCGCTCTCGCCTCTGGGGGCGACGTAAGGCCGGGGAAAGCCTATCTGGTAGGGGAGAAGCATCCCGAACTCTTTACTCCGGGCGTTCATGGTCACGTTTCACCTTCGATTGGGGGATCGCGCGGGCCGGTCGTTCATCAAACCAATAATTTCCACCTCACGCAACCCGCCGACTTCTTCCGTCGCGGGGATTATCAAATTCAACGGCACGTCGGGCGCGCCGCTTCGCTCGCGTATGGGCGGGCTTAACGGATGGCCTTCTTAGAGGCTGAATTTACTCGGGCGATCTCGTTTAAGCGGCTCGGCGGGCCGGGCTTCTCGACTTTTGTTGTCGGCATCGAGTCCGGCGGCGAACAGCGTAATCAAAACTGGTCGCAAGCGCGCGCCAAGTACACCGCCAGCGTTATTACGCCCACGCGCGATTCCCTGGGGCAACCGAACGTCCTGGCGAAATACGCCGACGATCTTCGAAACTTCTTTTACGCCGCCCGCGGAAAGGCGATCGCCTTTCGCTTCTTCGATCCCCTGGATTACGCCGCTTTCGGTGAACCCGTCGCCGCTCTCGGCGGGAACCTCTACCAACTGCAAAAAACTTATACCTTCGCCGGGACGACCTACGTCCGCAAGATCACGAAGCCGATCACGTCTTCGGTTTTGGACTTTCAGGGCAACCCGCTTACCGACACCGTGGTCTTAAAAAACGTCTCCGACGCGACGGTCGCCGGAACCGTCGATCACACGACCGGGATCGTCACTTCCGCGGCGTCCCCGACGCGGGCATCGTTTCGCTATCACATCCCGGTTCGCTTCGACACCGATTCATTCGATGTTCAGGTCGAGGACTCAGGGGTCGGCGATGGAAATCCGATTGTTAGTTGGAACTCTCTGGCGTTGATGGAAGTTCGACCGCCGAATTACTAGCGCGCTCGGGGACGCATTGAGAGTGTAGGATCACACGCCCGTCAAGGTAGTAAGTTACCGCCGGGCTCGGGGGATGCTTGGCGCATCCATTTCGCGGCTTGCTCGCTTCAAACTGTCGCCAGATTCCGTCATTCGATGGAATCTCGATGCAGTCGGTAATTCCGACGGTCGCCAGCTCGGGACAGTGGTCACATTTCGGCATTTCAGCAGCCTATGAGTTCTCGCGGGACTTGGAATATGCGCGCGATCTCGTCGATTTCAAGATCCCGGACTTGTTCGCTCGTTAACGATCCTTCGCGGGGTTGTTCGATAGCCCGCGGCAGGACGGGGACGATCAGGGCGGCAATTAAAGCCGCGAGCGATTTGAAAAGCGTCCGCCTGTTCATAACTCGCGCATCTTAGCATGAAATCTTGCTCAACCGATCTCGCGACTCACATCGCACAAGGGCAAACGAGCCTCACGACCGTTTTAGTAATCAAGCGGACGGATGGGGTCATCATCGCCGTCACCGAGCACGACGAAGATCTTCTCTTCGATGCCAGTGCGCGCGCCGCGCTTCTTTCTAATAACTTGATCGCGCTCGGCGGGATCGATGTTACGGCGCACGCCTACGCGGGTTTTACTCGCTTCAACCTCAACGACAAAGACAACCTAGAAACCTCAAATCTGCAACTCGACGGGATGATCGATTCGGAGATTTTCACCCGCGCCGACATCAAAGCGCAGCGGTTTGATTACGCCGATTACCAAGTCTTTGCGGTGAACTGGCAAGACCTTACGCAAGGCGAGATCCGGGGCGCGACCGGCAGAACGGGAACGTGGACGATCAAAGAGTCCGGCTTCTCGACCACGTTTTACGGGTTAGCGAAGCAACTCGACGACCTGGGGGGCGAAATTATTGCGCCTACCTGTCGCGTCGATTTCGGAAGTCCGAGATGCGCGCCGGGCGGCGCGCTCGACGACGGGACGACGATCGACTCGCTTATGCAATCCGCGGTTGTCGCATCGACCGACGGGTCGCGGGTCCTCACCGTCGAGGCGGCGACGGCGGCAAGCGGCGGCGACCTCACGGCGGCGGTCCTCAACGCCGGGGGAAGCGGTTACGCGCCGGGCGATACCGGGACGATCCAGCTTGGCAATGGGGACGCCGCTTACGAGATCGACACCGTGGACGGCGGCGGCGCGGTCTTAACCTTCCACATCACGGCGGCGGGCTCGGGCTATACCACCGGCACAAATGTCGGCACGACGACCACGTCGGGCGCGGGCGATGGGCTTTTTACCGTCGACACCACCGCGGCGGCGATCGTCCCCGCGACCGGGATCGTCGATCTCGGGCGACCGCTCGACGGCGGCCTTCTCACGTGGACCGGGGGCAACAATGCCGGGTTGTCGATTGAAGCGAAGTATGTCGATATCACCGCGGGCGAAATAACGCTCTATCTCCCGACCTTTCTTGCGATTCAGGTCGGGGATACTTTCCGGCTTCTTCCGCCATGCGACAAGACAATCGGGCGTTGCATCGGGTATAAAAACGCCGTCAATTTTCAGGGCGAGCCCTACGTCCCCGGGTCGGATTGGGAGCTGAATTACCCGGACTTCCACGCGCCACATCCATAAAAATCAATGGGCGGCTTCTTCGCATTCTTCGGAACAACGCTCGGCAAACTCGTGACGCAAGTCGCGGTCACCGCCGCGCTCGATATCGCGTCCGCGCTTCTGAGCGGCGGCGGCGCGCTTAATGGCGAGCGTCTCAAGAATAAGTCTTATCGTTCGGACGCTTACGGTACGCCCTGGCCGCGATGCCGCGGCAGCGTGCGACTTCAGGGAAAAGTTTTGTGGGGGACAAACATTGTCGAGACCACTCACAAGACGACGAGCGGCGGGCTGTTCGGGCTCGGCTCGACCTCGACCTACTACTACACTTACTCGGTCTCGATGTTTGTCGGCTTCGGGAAGAAGCTCGGCGGCACCGCGGCGAAGCGGTTCCTTCGCATCTATCTCGACGGGAAGATCCTCTATAGCGCGCTCGTCAACGACGCGACCATAAAAGGGACAGTCGAGGTAACCGCGGCGGCGGGAAGCGGGCAAGACGTGAGTCTCGCCCTGTGGCCGGAAGGCGCGACCTCGATCCCGATCGCGACTGGATCCGCGTCCTCAATTGTCTTAAATACAGGCGATGTAATCGCGTTTCGCTGGTTCAACGGCGACGGCGAACAGCAGCCACTTGGCGACGTTTACACGGTACAAGCGCCGGTGAACCTAGGGCCGAATCAGACCGGAGCAATCTCGGTCTTCCCCGCTCTCGGTCCAGATCCACGCTCGCCGGACGACAATCATTCTGAAATTTTTATCGCCGTCCCCGGCTTAAATACTCCCCTGTTCGACGTGTCGAGCTTTGATCCCGATCCGCACGACGGCAGCCATTTGGACTCGACGCCGGTCGGTCCGGGCGGAATCCGGTTTTACCTGGGGTCGGATACGCAGCTTCCCGATCCGCTCATCGTGAAGAAGCTCGGAGCGGGCAACGCGCCCGGATATCGCGGCACCGTGGGCGCAATGATCTACAACCTTCAGCTCGCCAATTACGGGAATCACATTCCCGCGCCGTCCGCCGAAATCAGCTTCGATGATGCGAGCGACAAGTTCCCTGTCTTTGGTCCGGTCGCTCTCGGCGCGTCACTAAGCACCTTAAATTCGAACTTCGTCGTCGTCCCTGGGGCTTACTATCCCAACGCCGCCGCCTCAGTCCCGAATCCGCCGAAGGTCGTCGCGATTCAAGGCGTAACGCCGCCCGGCACGAGTAAGGCTTACGTCGTCAATTCAAACTCGAATCTCGTTCTCGTCTCGGACGACATCCCCGCAATCGCGCCTTCGTTCTTTGGGGCAGCCGTCGCCGACGCCGATTATCTGTATTTCATCGGACGCGACGAAGATCTCCATTGGATCTTTTACAAATACAACCTGTCCGACCTCAAGGTCGCGGCGACCGTATCGGGCGCGGAAATATCCGAACCGGCGATCGGGGGTTTGAAACTTTACGACGTTTACGTGAACTTCTTCGGCAAGCAAGTCTTGAAGCAAATGGCGGTTTACTCGGGGCAGTTCGGAAGCATTACCCTAGTCGATCGGCACGTCGATACAAGCGAAGCCCTGGTAAGCGGTCCCCTGGGTAACATCCTGGCGATCCCGATCGGCGGCATGGCGATTGCTTCACACGCGGAAACTCCAAGCGAGGGATTCACCGCCGAGACTCCGATCGTCGCGGTGACGAACGACGGGGAAATTTGGGTTGCTCAAGGGACCAAGCTCGTCCATTACTCGGGGGCGTTTTCGAATGGATTCGCGCCGAACGTTTTCACCCTGCAACCGGAACCCGTTCTAATTTATCCGTCGCTCAATACCGTCGGTAACTTCGATTTAAGCGCAACGCTCGGCTCGGGTCCGATCAAAGTTTTCTTTTACGATCCGGTAACGAACAGCTTCTTTGTTGCGGTCGATGGGCTTGTCGCCCTGGTGGATCTCGCCGGGAACGTGACCGGAACTTCCGCGGTTACAACCGATATGACTACGGCGTTTGGAAGCTCGCCGAGTCCCATCCTTGATTTCATGGGAAGCGCGCTTCTTGAAACTTCAACCGGACTCGTTCGCGTGAACGCCGGGGACATCGGCGGCGCTTTGACTCCGACCACTTACGACCTTGCGAATTGGATCGCCGGGCTCGTGGGCAACGCCGGGCAAGTTTACGACCCGCAATCCGATTCGCTTTGGCTTGTAACCTCGGACGGGAAATTGATGCGCCTCTATCTCGATCGGGGCGCGGGCGCGGGCGTTAGCGAGGATGTGATCGCCGCGGCCATCCACGCCGAAGCCGGGTACAGTCACGAGCAATACAACGTTGATGCGTTCGCAGCGTTTTCGGTCTTGGGAGTCGAGTTCGATCAGGAAACTTACAAACAGGATTTGTCGGCGCTTATGGGGATGGAACTCGTCGATGGTGCCGAGATCGACGGGCAAATCAAATATATAGATCGCGCCCGCGCGCCGATCATCACCATCCCGGAAGATGACCTCGGAGCATCGGACGGCGGCGATCCAGCTCCGAGACTCGAAGAGTCTTTGCAAGAAGAGACCGAGGTCCCGGCAAGCGTTTGGCTAAAGTATTACGACCCTTTGAAGCAATACCAGCAAGCCACGCAATACCAGAAGCGAATCTCTCAGCCTTACGCGAGCGACCTTCTTGATGCGCTCAAGGTCGTGCACTCGCGGACGCAAGCGGTTATCTCTATTCCGGTGACCGACAACGCGACGCCCATGAAGCAACGCGCGGACAAGATGCTTTTCGATCGATGGGCGGCGCGCAATAAATACGCATTCAAAACCTCAGTGAAATACCTTCGCCTCGATCCGACCGACCCGATCGCGATCACCTACAAAGGCGAAACGCTTCTCATGCGATTGCTCGAATGCGATCGCGGCGCGCAGCTCGCCCTGGAATTTCGCGCCGAGAGTTACGATCGCTTCGTTTATTCAAATACCGCGATCTCTAGCGACTCCGGGGCGGGAAGCGGGGATCCAGCGACCGGGCCGCCGCCGGTCCCGCCGGTTGTCACTCCCCCGGCGGTCCCGCCGGTCGTCGTCGTTCTCCTGGGATCTTCGTCCGATCTCACGGTTGATATCACCGCGCCGTCCGGGGCGGAGGATGGGTTCACCGTCGCCCACGCGCTCGGCGAGACGCCTTCGTTCGCAGTAATCGCCATGTTCACCGGCGGAAACATTTGGTTCGACGCATCGCGCTACGACGGAACCACGCTTTACTTGAAAGGATCCGCCGCCGGGGTCGTCGGCAAAGCGTACTTGTTTAAGACCGCACCGAAGCAAGAGATCGCACTCGCGCCGACCGCGGAAGGCGATTTCCAAGCGGCGCACACCCTCGCCGCGGTTCCTGGGATGGTGCTCGTGCAAATGACGAGCGGCGGAAACATTTGGTCGCAACCAAGCGTCGCGGACTCCGCGCTCGCCTACTTCACCGCATCCGACGCCGACGTTACGGCGAAGGCCGGACTGTGGCTCGCGTTGATCGGAGTCGGTTCCCCGTCGGTTCGAAAGATTCAAATCCCGCTTCTCGCGACCGCCGACGGAAACTTCGAGGTCGCTCACGGTTTAGGCACGCTTCCGAAAAATGTTTTCATCCACATGCACGCGCCGGGCTTCCCCGCGTTTTGGTTCCAATCGGGCGTTTCGGGCGCGCCGGACGGCTTCGATGCGACAAAGATCTATCTAGTGAGTCCGGGCGCAAACGTGGCGGGCTTCGCCGAGGTCCTCTACTAATGCGGCGACTTTTACTTTTGCTTGTCCTGGCGACGGCTTTCGCCGGATCCGCGCGGGCGCAAGTGGCTTTGCAGACTTGCACCGCAAGCGCAACCCATACCGCGAGCTGTGGGCTTACGGTCTCGGCGAATCACTTAACTACGGTCGCGATGTGGTCGGGCGGGGATAGTGACACTCACGTTTACTCGGACACCCTGGGAAATTCTTTCTCGCAGAGTCCCCTTCCGGGTTGCAGTACAACGACGTGTAATAGTGGGGTCGCATTTTCGGCCGCGGCGTCGATCAGCTTCGCGGCGCAATCGTACACGCTCTTTTACTTTAGTACCGGCGCTTCGAGTGGCGCGGTGACTTTCACGGCGACGAGTGGCGCTTCTCGCCCGGTTCGCATTCTTGTATCCGAGTACAACGAAGATCTCACCGGAATTGATTCGTTTGTGACCGCGGGCGTCCCGACCTCGCTCGTGACTTCGGGAACGACTGATCTTCTTATCAGTATGTCGGCGGATAGTGGGGTTGTGACTTGTTCGGCGATCACGCCCGCGTCCGGCTTTACGCTTGAGTTCTCAGAAAACGCCTCGTGTAAAAGTTTCAGCGATGAAGATTCGGTCGGGCCGGGGACTCATACTGTCGGGCCGACACTAACCGGCAAAGTGATTCCAGTCGTCGATACCGTCGCTTTCGGAGTGGCAGTAGTCCTTCCGCCGCCGCCACCGCCGCCACCACCGCCCGCCGATGATTTCGCGTATGTCCGCGGCGTTTGGATCTTCGATCAGGGATCCTCGGGCGGGGGCGGGACCGGCGGCGGGGGCGGCACAAGCACAGATCTCACCATCACGTCCGTAAGTCCTCTTCCACCGGCGGCGCTCGGCTTTGGTGCGGGCGGATTCACGACCGTGTTTTCAGGCGGCGGGCTTCCGACGGGATGGACGATCGACACCGGACCCGCGCCCGGAAACATCGGCGGCGTGAATACCGGGACCTTCGCCGCCGATCATTGCTTGTTTAATCAAGGCGTGCTCGATCTCAAACTCACGCAAACCGGAAGCGCGCCGGTTACCTCGATCGGTTGCGAGGTCCGCTCGAACGCAACTTACGGTTACGGGACATACCACGTGATCGCGCGCCCGGCTTCGACGGCGACCACGCCGACGGGCGCGGGGACCGCGGTTTCGGGCTCGGACTCTTCGCCCATGTTCACTTACCTGGGAACGCCGGACCCGAGCACGACCGAGATCGACTCCCCGGAAATTGAAGGACAGTCGCCGAATAATTGCGAATGGACGAACTGGAAAACCACTTCAGCGAAGCAAGGCTCGATCACGACTTGCACCGGGGGAAGCGCATTCCACGACTATAGCTTCACGTGGTCGCCGGGGAAGATCCAGTTCTTTTACGATGGCATACTCGCGGCGACTCATACCTCGAATGTTCCAACCGCGCCCGCTTACATTCTCACGAGCTTATGGGGAACGAACTCGACCTCGTTCGGCGGACTTGCAACCGTCGGGACCACTCGCCATCAATACGTAAAGCAGATTTCCTTCAGCTCGAACAGCGGCTCGGATTACAACTTCCAGCTCGAAGCGACCGGCGGGGTCAAGCCTTACAACTGGAGTCTCCTTAGTGGCACGCTTCCGCCCGGTCTCAGCTTAGGCGGCGGCGCGCAGCTCGGCGGATCGGACGATATCCTCGGATCATCGACCAACTGGTTTAACTGTTTCACCGTGGCTTGTGCCGGGGGCGCGGCAGACGCGACTATGACGAATCAGACTTACGGGACGACATCGGTAATCTCGATGACCGGGCCGCCAAATTCTAATTCGCTTTGGTCTTACAAGCTCGCCGGGTCGGATGCGAACGCGGCAACGGTTTTTACTTCCGATCAGGTAATCCAACTCGATGCGAACGGCGGCACCGCGCAAGCCCTTGAGTACGACATTTTTCAATTCGTGGGCGGGCGAAACTATATGTTCGGCTCGCAGTGTAATCAGCTCGGGTCGGGCTTTTGGCAAATCTGGGATCAGCTCAATCTCGCCTGGATCGATACTCCGCTCGCGTGCGACATATCCGTCTTAACCGATCACCGCATTAAATGGGCGGTCCATCGTGTCCCCGGATCGACCTTGATGTATTACGACACCTTGACGATCGACGGCACGCCGCACGCGATCAATATGTCGGAACCGTCGAGTCCGACCGCATTCGCCGACGCGATCGGAGTCCATTTCCAACTCGACGAAGGTCCGAGCGGGACCTCGCTCTCGGAAACAATCAAGAGCGCCAGCTTCACCGCGAGCACGCAAGGCGATGGGCGGATCTCGGGGACACCGACCACCGCGGGGACCTCAACCTTCACGGTCCAAGTTTCGGATGCGGTCGCGGGGACGGCGTCGAAAGAGTTCTCGCTTACCGTTCTTCCCGCCGGGCCGCGGAGTGTCCTCGTTAAATGGGGCAGCTCGACGACGGCGACGACTTACAGCGTAAAACGCTCGACCACAAACGGCGGACCATATACCACGATCGCGCCGGGACTCGCCGGGTTGAGCTACACCGACGCCGCGGTCACAAGCGGCGTGACTTACTACTATGTGATTACCGCGGTGAATCAGTACGGCGAGTCGCCGAACTCCGCGCAAGTCTTCGCGACCATCCCATGAAGCAACAATTGAAAATCGCAGTTATCGTTTGCACTCTACTCGCGAGCCTTTCGTTGCACGCGAACGACTATTACGTCTCGCCAAGCGGCAACGATTCGAATGCAGGAACGCAAGTCTCGCCCTGGAAAACTTTTGCTCACGCGATCCTAACTTTTACCCTGGGGCCGTCGGGGACAACGATCCATGCGGCACAGGGAACCTACAACGAGACCGTGGTCACCGGATGCGTGCAGGGCGAGCAACCCACAATCTGCATAAGCCGCGGCGGGACCGCGTCCGCCCCTTTGACTCTGCAATGCGATTCGGCGAAATGGACGGTTCCGAGTTCATCTACCGGCTGCAAAATAAATTACAACTCCAGTTCGCACGTGGGGATCTCGCTCGGCGCGGCGAACTACGTCACCATCAAAGGGCCGTTCGAATTTGCGGGTTCAACGACCAACATTGCGATTATTGCGGGATGCGATGGAAACAATCCGACGACACACACCGGGCTTTGCCCAAACGGAAACGGACTCATCGTTGATGGAGTCTACATTCACGATATGGGGCAGACCGACGGATGCTCATCTACCGGCGCTATACAAGCCGGTCCGTCGCATGGCTCGAACGCTTACTACAACCCGGCACCGATCATTCGAAACAGCCGCTTCCAGCACATCGGCAACCTTGCACTCGCGAGGAAAAATGGCGGGACCTGCAACCAATATCACGCGGTTTACATTTCCGCGCCCGATGCTCAAATCCTGAACGACGTTTTCCTGGATGTGGTCTCGTTCAGCATCCATGCCTATAGCTATCCCTGTCGAACAATTGCGCGGAACAATACGGTCGTGCGAGACGGCGCGAGCGGCGGCGTTTTCTCCGGCGGGGATTGTACGGCGGTGACCGGGCGAGTCGCCGGATTGAACACGGTCACGAATAATATTTCTATCGATGGCGGGAACGATGGCTTTGTCTTTACTACGGGGACCGGGTCCTCATGCACGAGCGGCACTCCGAATTTTGTTTCACATAACATTCTGAGTGGCAATCCCCTGGGAGATTACAACCTGGGGACGGACCCGTCATGCACGCAAGTGACCGGCACCATCCACGCGACCGGCGATTCTCTCTTCGTCCACTATCTCGGCTCGGCGTCCACCGCAAACGGCAATGACGACCTCCATCTAAAGGCGGGAAGCGCCGCGATCCGCGCCGGGACTACGAGCTGTGCTACCGGCGTTTCTTGTCCCGATGCGACCGATGCAGACGGGGCTTCGTTCGAGACTCAGCCATCAATCGGCGCGTATAGCTTCGGGGGAAGCGTTCCGCCGCCGCCAACTGGAAATCAATACTATGTCTCGCCCAGCGGAAGCGATTCAAACTCCGGTTCACAGGTATCGCCCTGGCGAACACTCGGCTTCGCGGACGCCCATCTAGCTCTCGCGACGAGCGGAGACACGACCGTTCACGTCGCGGCTTGTCCTGGGGGATCGCCTTGCTATGGTCCGACGATCAATCTCGCAAAGAATGGCAACGCGAGCCATCGAATCATCTGGCAGTCGGATATTCGGCAGGGCGCGAAGATCAACGGCGTTGTAAACCTCTATTGCTCTTACTGCGATTTCACCGGCTTTGATGTCGAGAATCTCGCGGGTAACGGGGCGAGCAACAATCTCGACGGCATAAACACGAACTTGAATAGCGGCAGTCCGATTTACGGGACCTTCCAGCGGATCACGCACAACGTCGTGCACGATGTTTTCTTCTCGACATCGCAAGGAACGGGATCCGGCGAATGTGCCGGAAATTCGGGGATCAATATCGCCAGCCTATCGCACGACATTCTTGTCGATTCGAATATCGTAAAGCGCGTGGGGAAGTGGGGCGGCTGTCCAACTAGCGGCGGCGGCGACGACGGAACGGGCGCGCATGGAATTTACGTCGCGGGATTTCACAACAAGATCACTAATAACCAAGTCTCAAGCGCGGCAGGATACGGGATCGAGTCATATCACAATGTTTGTGAAAACGCGATCGCGAACAACCTTCTTTACCATAATTTCACCGGCGGAATTCAGATCGCAGGGCTTGACGGGAATTCCTACCCGACTTGCAGCGTGACTCCTGGCAACGATGATTACACTTCAGTGAATAACAATCTCGCAATGGACAACGGTTTTTGCCTGTCGTGTCCACACACGAGCCACATTCACGCGGGGATACTGTTCGGCAGTTCGGGCGGCGGTTCAACCGGATCGCACAACAAAGCCTTTAACAATTTTCTAGCGCACAACTTCGACGAATCCGGGAGTCCGATCAACTCAATTCGAACATACACGGGAAACACCGCGCCCACGGCGGGCGGAAATATCGGGCAAAGTTCGACGGCGGGAATCCTCGACAATTATCAGAGCGACGGATCCGGCGATTACCATCCCGCGAGTGGTTCACCTGTGATTGGGGCGGGAACGTCGTCGCTTACGGCTTGCGCCAGCGCGCCGGGCATATCGACCGGCTGCATTCCAACGGTTGATTTCGACGGAACGGCGTCTCCGAGTCCGCCGTCGATCGGCGCTTACAACTTCGGCGGAAGCGTACCGCCACCGCCGGGCCAACCGCCGCTCGCGCCGACCGGCGTTTCGGCAACCGTTCAATAAAACCCAAAAACAAAACAATCCCATGAAAAAACTCTTCGCTTTTCTCTTCGTCCTCGTGGCGCTCGGCGTCCACGCGCAGCAGTTACAGACGCAGTCCGCGCCGCAACCTGCAAACGTGAAGTATGCGAACGGCGTCTCGCCCGGTTACGCGCTCACGAAAGGGACCGGGCTCTCGCTGAATATTTCCGCCGGGACGACTCAGTGTGTCGATCAGCTCGCAGAGTACGCGGGCGGTTCGCTCACCATGACCGACGCGACCGTAAACTACATCTATCTCGATCCGGCGCAAGATTGCGCGCCCGTCGTGAATACCACCGGGTTCCTGCAAGGGACGGTATGGCTCGCGAAGATCACGACCTCGGGCGGAATCATTACCTCGATCACCGACGACGTGCGGACGCCCTTCGCCGTTTCGAAGGTTGCAATCTCGGGTTCTGGCGGGACCGGCGGCGGAACCAACAATCAAGGGACGGTCGCGCTCACCGGATGCGGGGTCTCATACACCGGGTCCGGGCTGGTTTTCAACGTCTCGTCTTGCACTTACCTGATCGCCGGGACGCAGTACGTTTCAGCCGCGGCCACTTTAACTCTGGGGGCGGCGGACGCAACGAACGAACGCTTCGACGTGATCGCCGTCGATTCCTCGGGGACCGCCGTCGTCGTCCCTGGTACGCCCTCGGGCTCGCCCGCCGAGCCGAGCGTCGATCCCGCGACTCAGCTTCGCTTGATCGCCGTCGATATCCCGGCGCTCGCGACCACACCCGCGGGGATCACGACCACCGACCTCTATCTCGAAAATACCGAGTGGACTTGCGCCGTTTCAGCTCACTTGGATTGCGCCTCAACCTCGAATCCGTTCGCCGGATCCAAGGACATCGAAGCAACGAGCGCGGTCGCGGGCAACAATGCCACGCTTACCAAGCCATCGGGGACAGTGGATCTTTCGACTTACGCGACCCTGATTCTTTATGTCCGTTCAAAGGCGGCGTGGCCGAACTCGAAATCGCTTTCGATCTTCTGGTTAAACGGCTCGACCGTAGTCGGCGCAAGCGTCTCACTGAAGACCGGGCAATTCGGATTCAACTCGACGAACACTTCGGCCTATCAACAAGTAGTAATCCCCCTGGGAGTCTTCGCGACCGGCACGAGCGCGGTTAACAAACTGAAGATCTCAGTCGCCGGGGGCGGCGGGTCGATCGGATTCTACATCGATAATGTTTCGATTCAGGCCGGGACGATCCCGTCCAGCAGCGGACCGCAATCGATCACCTTCGTTACAAACTCACCGCTTACCGGCGCGGGAACAGTCCCACTCGGCGGCACCGTCAATCTTTCCTGTCCAACCTGCAATATCAGTGGCGCGAACGTGATCGCCTCGGGGACGCCGACCGCCGGGCAGATGGCGCAATGGACGGACGCGACGCACGTAAAAGGCGTGACGATGTCGCAGGATTGCACCATCAACACGAGCGGCGTAATTACCTGCACCAAGACGAATAACGTTTCGTTTGCGCCGTCGGCGACGACGGACACGACTTCCGCGTCGAATATTTCAAGCGGGACGCTCGGGCTCGCCCGCGGCGGAACGAATGCGGACCTTTCCGCAACCGGCGGGACTTCTCAATTCTTGAAACAGGCAGCGAGCGGCGCGGCGATTACCGTCGTCCGCCCGGCTTGCGCCGATCTTTCCGACTCGTCGGGCGGCTGTTCAATGAGCACGACCGCGGGCGGGGATCTCTCCGGGACCCTTCCGAGCCCAACCGTGGCGAAGGTAAACGGAATCGCGTACTCAGGGACCGCCGCGGCGCACTCGGTCGAGGTAATCACTACCGCCAACACAACCGCGACGGCGAAGGTCGTCCCCGATTGCACAGATACGGGCGGAAACCATCTTAATTACACGCAATCGACGGATAGTTTTTCTTGTGGCTCGACGGAATTAACTTCGACCTCGTCGGTAACGGGAAGTCCGTCGAGTGGCAACCTGACAAAGTTCTCCGGGGCATCGACGATCACAAACGGAGATCTTTCGGGCGACGTGACCACATCCGGGACGCTCGCGACCACGGTCGCGAAGATCAATGGCACGTCGTTTGCCGGAACAAACGGCCATATCGTTTCGTTTGGCGCTTCGAACGTCCCCGCGGACTCCGGGCTCGTCGCGGCGAATCAAGTCAACGCATCATCGCCCGGCGCGGGGATCGCGCGCTTCGCCGGTTCAACGCAAACCGTCACTTCCGCCGAGCTGTCCGGCGACGTTACGACCTCGGGCTCGAATGCGACGACGCTCGGGTCGAACTTCAAGATCCGCGGGATCCCCTTCGTGGTCGGCGCGCCTGGGGGAGCGGCGCTCACCGCCGGGGCAAATGATGTCGATTATGTAACCGTCCCCTTCGCTTGCACCATCGCCGGTTATAACTTGCTCGTCGATGCGGGGACGGTCACCGTGAAATTTTGGAAGATCGCGACCGGGACCGCGATCCCCACTTCCAGTAATTCAATCTCGACGAGCGGCGTCTCGATCTCGTCCGGGACCGCGATCCACTCGACGACGACATCGGACTTTACTTCGACGACCGTCACTGCGAACGACATTATGGCAATGAAAGTCACCGCTGTAGCAACCGCCGCTTACGTTCAAGGGGTTCTGCAATGCAACCAATGAGACGCTTACTCGCGGCGATCCTGATCCTGGCCGCATGGTCGAGCGCGCAGCTCGCAACCCAAGACACGACGCCGCTCTTGCGCCAAGCGAAGGCCGGGAACGGTCTCGCGGCGCTTGCCTACAACTCGAACGTGGTCAATGCGAACGTGCTCGTCGTTTGGTATGAGTGTTTTAGTGGCGGCAATTGCGCGACCGGGCCGTCGATCTCCGATACCCTCGGATCGACGTGGCATAGTCGCCTCTCGGCCAGTTCCCCGCAATGCGGAAATCTTTGGTCGTGGACCGCGGCGGCGAACGGAAGCGGCGCGGATACCGTCACGATCACAAACGGCGGTTCGTTTCAGAACATTCAAATCGGCGAGTACTCGGGCGCTCTCGATACTCTCGATGTCGCCTCGTCCGCGACCGGGTACGGATCCACGAGCGGAAACAAGACAACGCCCTCGATTACGACCGGGACGAACGGCGCGTTGATCCTCGCCGGAATCAATACCTGTAACGCCGGACAAGTAACCGGGTTGAGCCCTTTGCTCGCGATGTCAAACACGAGTACAGCGGACGCCCTGGCGACTTACTGGCGAGTGGGCGGGGCGGCGGGCTCGACCAGCGCAACCTTCAACCTGGGGAACTCGCAAACCGGAAACACCGCCATCTATGCGATGAAGGCGGCATCGGCGCTCGCGGTTGCAACCCAAGCCTTACCGGATGCTTCCACTTCGGCGGCCTACAAAGCCACTCTCACCGCGAAGGCCGGATCGGGAAGTTACACGTGGACGCAGCTCACCGGGACGCTTCCACTCGGGCTCACCCTTAACAGCGACGGGACCATCACCGGGACGCCGACCGCGGGCAACGGTGATACGAATATGACGTTCCGGGTCACCGACGGAGCGAGCACGACGGCGGACTCCGGGAATTTAACCATCCACGTCGGAACCTCAGTAAGTACGCCCTCGCATGTGCAGAGCCACACCAACGGCAGTTGCGGCTCGGGATTCTCTTTGGGGACCGTGACCGCGGGGAATTTGTTTCTCATTACTTATGAAACTTCGCTCAACAATTTCAATCAGTCGATCTTTACCGACACGCAAGGGACCGTATTCGCGTCGCTTCCAATCGCGGGCGAAGTCCAATCTTCCACGACCATAATTCAGCAACGTCTAGCCTGGGGATTCGCGGGCGGATCGGGTTCCGATACCCTCACTTGCAGCGGAAGCGCGCCGAGCGTAACCGTTTCAGAGATCTCAAACATTCAAAGAATTTTCGACTCGGCAGTTTGGGCGACGAGTAACGGAACGAGCGCGTCACCGATCACGTCGAGCACCATCACCGCGCCGGTCGCCGAGCTAGTGTATGCGTTGATAAGCCCGTTCACTTCCACCGCGACCATGACGGCGGTCGCGCCGTACACCGCCGGACCAACAATCTCAAGCGGCGGCACTCAAATAACGACGGAGTACAACGCTTCCGCATCTTCCGGTTCGAACTCGGCTTCGTTCACGCAAAGCGGGAACACTGATACACACTGGCTCTTTACGCTTCTCGGGCTTCGACCGACCGTGTCCGGGACCGCGCCGACCGGCGGCAGCAAAAGGAAAAAGGGACCGTTTTAGAGGGAGATGAACTGCGGACGTTCTTTGGAATGTCGCGCGAGCTGAAGTAGGCCATAACCGGCACTTGCGAGCGCAAGGGCCAAAGTGATCCAAAGCAAATAGTTTTTCATTCGGACGGATTGCACGCGGCGATTGTTACGAAAGTCCAAGGGCTTACACAATGGCACGTTCTACCGATGGAACGAAAGGCGAAGCGCCCGGACGGAAGTAATTAACAGGGATTTCATGGAACTGCATCATAATAAGGCGTATGGGCGCTCTCACCCAACGCCGGATCGACGGTAAAAACCTGTGGAAGATCTACGGGCGACGCCGAGAATCGTTTGGAAGGATCGAGACGATCGCGCTCTTAGTGAAAACCGGCGCGGTAACTCGCGTGGACGCCGCGCGCTATGTCCTCGACCACATTCCCGAGGATGATCTCATCGAGTATCGAAGAAGCAAAGGCCGCGATCCACTCGAATAAAAAAGCTCTCCCCCCTTAAAACTCAACCATGAAGGCCGCCCGCGGGCGGCCTTTTGTGAAAGGCGAAACTTTCGATGACGACTCTCACTCGCGCCGAAATCGTCGAACTCGTAAAAAGACAATGCGAAGATCTTGATCCCGCGCTCATTTGCGCGCTGATCGAACAAGAGTCCGGCTTTGATCCCTGGGCGATCCGCTTCGAGCCGGGCTTCTTGAATCGCTACGTGATTCCCCTCGGACTGCGATCGATGACCGAATCCGAAGCCCGCGCCTTTTCCTGGGGATTACTTCAGCTTATGGGGCAATGCGCCCGCGAGCTTGGATATGCGGGACCGCTCGCGCAGCTCTGCGATCCCGAGACGAACATCTTTTGGGGGATGCGGCATCTTCGCAACAAGATGTCCACCGCCGGGAACGATATCAGGAAAGCCCTCTTGCTTTGGAACGGCGGCGGAAATTCTCACTACCCGGACGAAGTTCTCTCGCGCGTTCCCCGCTTCACGCTTTTACCCGCGGATCCGCGCGACGTGCGCGGCACCTAAAACAAAGGGGAGAAAAAAATGCTTTGGTTCATGTACTTGCTCGGCTGGTTTTTGCTTTTAAGTCTTCAGATTCAAAACTCGCTTCGCTCGAACACGAACGGGCTCGGGCTCTCGTGGGCTGGAATTAAGTCGTGGCTCTCGATCTCTGCAATTCAAACCGCGATCCGGCTCGCTTGTGTGATCGCGATCTTTCCCGCGGTCATCAAGGGACCACTTACGAAAATGGACGCGATCCTCGTGTCGGCGGGCTTTCCGCTTCAAGCCTGGGGGCTTGCTCTTTTCGGCGGGTTTACCTGTGAGTGTTTGCTCTATCAGATTTTCGGCATGATTCCCGGACTTAGAAAAGAAGTCGCGGACGTAGTTCCGCCGCCCGCGGATCCGCCGAAATAATTCCGACCAAGGGAGAAAATGAAAATGAGAACTCGTTCGTTTCGCTGTTCAATAGCAGTGGCGGAAGTCCTCGTCATCGCGCTTTTAACGATGGCGGCGAGCTGCAACAAATACCAGAAGGCCGGGGAGCTGGCGAAGGACGCGGCGGCGACCGCGCTCGTCGCTCAAGACACCGAGATCGCCCTCTTTCAGCAAGGAAAGATCAACCCGCTCACGCATCAAATCATTCAAACGAAGTTCTTGCAGCTCGCCGACGCCGGGCAGCGGCTCGACAAAGCGATCAACCAAACCCACTCGTCCGCGGACGCTACCGCCGCACTCCAAGCATCGCTCGCGGCGCTCGATGACCTCATGCTGAACGGGCTCGCGGGAATCAAGGACGATCAAACCCGCGCGCAAGTCCAGCTCGCCTTCGTCGCGGTGAAAACCATTCTCGATAATATCGCCGCGCTCTCGCGGTAACTACCGGGTCAAAACTCAGGAAAGGAATAATCGAATGGACGCGAAGCAAACGATTCAGATTCTCACACTGTTGCTCACGGTCGAGCCTCAAGTCGCGGGCTATATCCAAACACTGCTTGAGAACGCGCAAGGCAAAAGCGGCGACGAGTTTCTCGCTGAGGCTGATTCGATTTGGAATCAGATCCGAACCAACGCGAAAAAAGAACTCGGGACGAGCTGAAGTAAAAGCGTAAAATACAGACTCATTCCCCAGAACACAGAAGCCGGATGCGACCTTTTCGCGAGGTCCGTCCGGCTTTTGTATTTTCTGAGGAAAACCGAGGGAAAACTCGCCCGGAACCATCCCGCAACTCATAGCAAACGGAAGGGCTTAACTGGATCCCAAAAAGGCTATTGTAGAAAAGGCGACACTTGGCGTAATATGGCGCGCATGGACAAGCAACGCCCGCGAGTTTCGGTTCGGTTCGACGTGAAGGCGCAGCTCGAACGCATTACCCGCGCCGCGCGAATCCGGCGGTGGACGCTGAATACTTTCATCATCGACGCCGCGGATCGCGAAGCCTTAAAACTCTTAGCCGCCGAGAAAGAATCCGCAACCTCGAACGAGGATGCAACTCGGTGAACCTTTCCCCCGTCCATTCCGTGTCCGTGTACCGTTCCAAATCCAGCCTTGGGAGCGTCCATGTGGCAAAAACCAAAACACTCACAGCAGCGGCGATCGCGTCCGATAATCGGCATTATCCGGCGCGTGGATTAGACAGCAACCCATTACAGATATTATGTGAAGCCCGGCGGTTCTCCGACGATCCGTCAAAAACTTCCGCGCCGTCCGCGCCCGATGCTAGGGTTCCCGCTCTTCAAATTTCCGAGTTCGTGGACGGTCGCTTCGTTTTGGCAAGACTCGCAGTTTCCCATTTACAGAACGCTTGGACGTACCTTTCCGGGCAACAAGAGATCAACCCGCACCTGTTAGACGACGTTCGGATCGCGCAGCTCTGCCTACTGAATCTCGCAACCGGCAAGGCCGATCCCTGGCGTTTGGCCTTTTGGTCATACATGGGGATCGTCCCCGAGAAGTGGGTCGGGATTCAGGCCGAGCGCGAGGCTTACGTTCGATCGCTTGGGCCATCGCTGGCCGAACAGCTTCAAGATCCGACCTTCTTAGCATCGCTCGACGCTTCGATCAGGGCTTCGCTTTCGCCCTATCAAACGAAGCTCGCCTTCCCCCCTTCGTCCGCCTTTTCTCGAAAATCAAACAAGCGAAAGGGGGTCGCATGAAAACCCTACAAGAGCGCATCGCGTATATCACCGATCGGGCGGCCCCGCGGCCAATCACCATCGCTCAACTCGCAAACTTTATGCTCGGGCGCGAAGCGAAGACTCTCGGCGATTTCGCCGCGGTACGACTCGCGATTATGGGCGGTTGCGGAGGTTGCGGAGCATCAATTTCCGCCGGGAACGCCTACCCGTCGAAAGGCGGGTACTGGCGTTGCGAGGACTGCATCGGGGACCAAGGTTTCTCAACTGTCGAGATCGCCAAGCGCGCGATCTTCGGGCGCGGCCTGGGGGAACAATGAACTCGATCGGGCAACAGCTATTCGATGGGATTCAGAACGCGGCGACGATCCTCGCCGACTTCTTGATCGTCGCCTTCGTGATCGGCTTTATGCTGATCCTGTTTTACATTCTCTTCCGGGAAACCACCGCCGCCCGCGCTTCGTCGCAAAACTCAGCTCATCGAAGCCCTCGGATCTATTCACCAAAGCCCACGCCGCGCCCGTTTGTAGTCGATCGCGATTACATGCGCCGTCCGCCACGATCGGGGGAGCGATGACTATCGACGATGATCTCGACACCGCGCTCGTGTACGTGATTCAGGCGCGCGACCGGGCAATGTTATTTCATCGCCCGGAAGAAGATGTCCAGCGATTGAACGCCCTGGCGCGGGCGCTCGTCAAAGTGAAACTCGGGCTCAAGAGCGCGGCGAACGAGAAGCGGGCGGCGGTGGACCGATGACAAAACTTCGCGACCGGAAGACGAAACTTTCCTTCACGACCGACGCCGAGGTCCGATACCGCGGAAAACTCCGCGCGGTAGTGGTCGAGGTCCAGAACGGATTCATCGCCTCTGTACGCCTCGCCGGGACGCGCCAGCGGTACGAGTTTTCGTGGCATGGGTTGCACGATTGGGCCGCGGCGAATTTCGCCCGGCAGGAAAAGGCGCGCCGCAAAGACGAGCGGAACAATCGGAGGTTGGCGGCATGAAACGAACGAGCGCAGCAACCTGGGAGCATTTAGTCATAGAGAACGGGTACGGCGAACAGCGCTTCCTATGCGCCGGGGAGTGGGGCGGGGACACGTACTTTTACTTCGACGTGGACGGCGGCGCTTTCGTGAAATATCCAACCGCCGCGGGCGAGCCTGAAACCTTTGAGCAGATCTCATCCGGCGATCGCTGGAGTCTTTGCGAGGGCTTCCACCTGAACACGATCAGCGGCGAAAGCGTCCCGCGAGGTTGCCGATGAGCACAGCAATCAAAGCAGCAGCTAGAACGTGCTGCCTAGTTTCCGATGAAGGGCGAATCGTCGGGTATGCGGATTGGCTCGCCGATAACTACGGCGGAATGACACCGCCCTTTGTCGCAGTAGGCCGCCGAACCTTCAAGCGCTCCGTTCAGTCGTACAACCGGTGCGCCGTCTACCGAGAAGTTAAACCTATCTTCGCCGGGCGCGCCGTTAGCCTCTGCGGTTTTCGGGAAGCATTATGAGCACAGCAACGAAAGCAGCACATACGCCGGGACCGTGGGTTGCACGTCACGACGCCGACGGAGATTTCGCAATCTTTGCGGGAAACAAGATCATTTGCGTCTTGACCTTGTGGATGTAGTGCGGGCAGCAATCCAGAAAGCCGAGCCATGAACTCTTCACTTGTTGGGCTCGTGGTCGCGGTCGCGATCATCCTTGTCGCGATCTTAGCCTTGGAAATCAGGCGGCGAATTTTACCGTCCGAACTTGACAGTCCAAACCGGAGCGTAAAGAAGCTCATCGAAAAATCGGAGAAGGAATCGCATGGAAAATAGCGGCATGATTTGGACGATCCACGAGCTTAAGGCGGAATTCTTCCCCGATAGTACGGAGTGTTACGTCGGCCTTCGCGCGCCGCGGGCGAGCGGCGGTTACAGCTTTATGGGGATCTTTATCCCGATTACTGAACTCGCGAACTACCACCTGGGGCAAGAGTTCACCGTCGCACTCACCAAAGCCAGCGGCAACGAGGCGGAAGCATGAAGCGCGTTTCGTGCTTCGTTTGCGGCGAACCGGCGACGACCGAGGACGCGCTTCTCGTGATCGAGCGCCACGCCCCGAAAGGGGAAAAGGGATGCTCGATTGAGTTTCGATGGGTCCCGGTCGTCGGGCTATTCGGCGACCCGATCACGGTCGGAAGTCTCACGTGCGCGAAGGAATACTTCGAAGAGTGGGTTCGCAATCACATGAGCGCGGACCATGACAAGCGAGTCGAGGCGGGGCTTATTTAATGATTTATGGGATCACGAACGACGCCGACGGAAGAGTAATCCAGCGGCTTAGTGTCTCGACGAAGGTCGCGATCGGCCTTCCGCCGTCCGGCGACAAGAATTACCCGTCCAAGCTCGACCACTTCGTTTTTCTTCGCAAGCCCTTGGATTCGAAAAAAGGGACCGAATGGGAAATCGACCCGGAGCTTGCGAAGCACTACGGACCGAACCCGCGGGCGGTCGAAATCATCCTTCTCGACGATGAACTCGAAAACGTTTTTCCGACCAAAATGGCATGGTGGATCACCAGTCAGTGTAAGTGCTGGGGGAACGGCGAGGTCGCGACCCGGCGGACCGAACGCGCGCCCGAGGGCGAGCCCTGGCGACCATGCGGGCAATCGTGCATAGACCTTCAAGAAGGGCGTTGTAAGCCCTCGGGGGATCTCCGGTTCATGCTGGCGGACTTTCCCCGCCTGGGGGCAGTGGCGCGCATCCACACGTCTTCCTATCGATCGATTGGACAAATCCACTCGTCGCTTCAGCAGGTCCAGACCATTACCGGCGGACGCCTCGCCGGGATCCGGGCGACGCTCGCGGTCCGCCCGGAAAAGTCGAGCTTCGAGGATCCCAAGAACGGGAATCAGAGGAAATCGACGACCATCTTCGCCCTTTCGCTTGAAATGAAGGCCGGGGGGATTCAACAGCTCGTCGATCGCATGACCGAGACAGCTCGACTCTTCGAGCAAACCCGGAAGCAACTCGGCGGACGAATCGAAGTCATCGAGGACGACGACGATCGAGCGCCGGAAATCCAGCCCGAATTTTACCCTCAATCCACCGATCCGATCCCGGCGACGCCGCAAGTCGTCGAGCGGCCATGTGGCGACGACGGATTTATTACATCCGAGCAACGCCGCGAGCTTTACAAGCTCGCGTCCCGCGCGAACGTCGCGCACGCCGACCTTTTGCAATGGCTCTCTGAGAACCACCAAATCGATTCCACCGCCAAGATCACGCCGGAAGCGGCGCAAGGCGCGACCGCGTGGCTTCAGAGCGTCGCCGAGATGCCGATCGAGGGAACCGAGGAATGAGCACAAAGCCCGAAATTCAGTTCGACGCCGCACTCCATCAATACGCCGTCGATAACGAACTTGTCCCCTGTCACGTAACCGGGATCCTTGAGGCTTACGGGATTATCGACTTCTCTCAGGTCCCGGCGTTCACCCTGCAAAGGAAACAACTTCTCGGGGATCTCGTCCACCAAATTACGGCGTACATCGATCAAGATGGGCTCACGGTCGATCTCGCCGCCGGGCTCGTGCTCGACGACGAAGCGGAACAGTGTCTCGCTTACGACATCGATCTCGACGACGTACTTCCCTACTCGCTCGCGTGGACGCGATTTATCAAAGAGACCGGCTTCGTCCAGCGATTGATTGAGCATCGATGGGTTCCCACGGTAAACGGGATGCGTTACGGGATGACGATCGACCGGGCGGGCGTCCTGGCGAAGCGCGAGACCATACTCGATATTAAGTGCACTCACGCGCGCGAGAAGTCGTGGCCGGTACAGCTCGCGGGCTACCGGCTCGGACTTCCCCTTCCCGAGCGATGCGCGCGGTACGAGACTGCGAACGTTTGGCTGAAGCCGGACGGAACGTACTCGCTTTGTCCGGGCGGCAGAACTAAAACCGATCCCACAATCGAGCGCCGGGACGAAGAAGTGTTTCTTGCGGCGCTTCGCCTTGCTCACTGGAAACTAGAAAACTTGGGGCATGTATGAACGAACAACCGAATTTATTCGGCGAGCCCGAGGCGGCGCACGCTCACGCCCGGATGACCGACCCGCGGACCTCGCACGACGCCGCGGCTTCGGTGAAGCGAATCAGGGAATCGCAGCAATACATACTCGGGCTATTCAAGCGATTCGGTCCGATGACCGATGAGCAGCTCGCCCAAAAGGTCGCCGAGAATCCCCGCGATGGGCTTCACCTTTCGCCTTCCGGGATTCGGACCCGGCGGCACGAATTAGAAGATCTTCACTTGATCGCGGACTCGGGAAAATTCTCGCTTACCAAGTCCAACCGTAAAGCGATCATTTGGACCGCGGCGGTAAGCGCGCGCAGGGGGCAACCGTGAAACTGGTTTGTGAAAAGTGTCGCACGCAACTCCGCGTCAAAAGGAACGGCGTGCTCGTGGTCGATATGTTCCAAACGCCGCCCGAGCCTTACGAGATTCGCGAGGGCGATCTCTGGGAGTGTCCCGGATGTAACGCGCGCATCGTGGCCGGGTTTGGGCTTAACCCTGTCGCGTCGCATTACGATTCCGACGCGATGAGGCGATGGATCCTTTTGGCGCGGGCGCAAGGCTTGTATATCGAGAATCACGAAAGGGCTCAAAAATGACGGCAGCAACGCCGACGAACGTCGCACTACAGCGGCAAATCTTAACGACTCGCGAGCGCGCGGTCGCCCTGGTAATCAAGACGCCGGAAGACTACACCGCCGCGGCGGAACTCGTCCGCTCGATCGTCGAGTTATCCAAGCAAATCGACGCGACCTTCGACCCGATCATCGCCGACGCTTATCGCGCCCATAAGACCGCGGTCGAGACGAAGAAGCGGTTCTCGCTTCCGGTTCTCGTCGATCGCGACACGATCAGTCGCAAGATGCTCGCATGGTCGAACGAGCAAGAGCGGATCCGGCGCGCGCGGGAAGAGGAAATCGCAAAAGCGGCGCGCGAAGCGGAAGAAAAGCGGGCACTCGCGGAAGCGGCGGAACTCGAACGGCAAGGCGAACCGGAACTCGCTGACGTGGTCCTCGAAAATCACATCGCCGCGCCCGCGCCGGTTGTCTCGATCGCTTCGAGTGTTCCGAAGGTTGCGGGCTTTGCGAAGCGGGTTAATTGGCGATGGCGAATTTCAAACGTGGACCTGATTCCGCGCCAGTACATGATGCCGAACGAGATCGCCATTAACGGCGTAGTGCGTTCTCTGAAGGACAAGTGCCAAATCCCCGGCCTAGAAATCTTTAGCGAAGACTCAGCGATTCATCGGAGCTAAAACCAATGCGCGACGTTCTTGAAGTTCTGAAGGAAAAGCAATCGCTTCTCATCGAAACTCGTTGTTACATTGAAGCTCTAAAGCTCGTCGCCCCGCTTCTCGCCGACGACCCGCCGGTCGAAACTCCGCTCAATATTCCCGAGGTCGAAAAATGAGCGACGAGGGCGCGATCGTAATCGTTCACTGGCCGGGCAAAGATACCCCGGCTTGTCGCCGTCACGAGAAGCAACTTCAAGGGCTCGCCGCCGCGATGGGATTGTCCGGCTTATCTTGCACCGTCATCGCCGAAGAAGGCGTGAAGTGCGCCAACTGTGAGAACGAAGCGAAGCCGAAATGAAGCTCGGGAAAAATCAACCTTGTCCGATCCCCGGTCATGGCCGGAAGTGTCCTTGCCGGGAACAGCTTCCCGATCGCAAGCGTAAGCGGTCTAAGTGGGAACAGGTCCGACCGGGCGTGCGACGACTCGCGGATCCCAACGCCGACCATCCCGACGGCTTTCGCTACCGGCTTTCCGCAAGCGAGATGAAGAAGGTCGTCGATAGCAAGATCCTGGCACAGTCGGGCGTGTGCGCTATCTGTGGGGGATTTATGGACGACTACTCAAACATCGCGCCGGATCACATCTTACCGAAGGGCATCGGCGGTTCGCGCCGCGACGATCGCAAAGAAAACATACAGGCGGTCCACCACGTTCCTTGCAACGTCGAGAAGGGATCGAGTCGATAGATGGCTTACGAATCAACCGAGGTCGCCGTTTACAAGTCGCAGGGCGGGATTCGAAAACTCATCGACGCCCACAGAGGGACCGGGCTCGTGCTGATCTCGCAACCGCCGCGGGAAGGCTTCGAGACGATGGTTTCAATCGAAAATCAGGCGTACCGCGTCCGGGTCATGGCGACTTGCAAAGACGTGAAAAAAGATTCCCGCGGCTGGATCCGATCGGCGTCGAGTTACGCAAACGCGAAAGAGCAAGAAGTACGCCGGGTTTGGCGCGTTCTCTTTTGGCACCTGAAGGCGATGTTCGAAGCGGCGGACTCGGGCGTGATCGACATCCGGGATGTGATTATGCCTTACGTCGTCATGCAAGATGGGCGCACGCTTTCAGAACACATTGCGCCTCGGATGCGCGAGCTTTCAATCGGCGACCCGAGTCGCTTACTGGCAGAGAAGGGGGCTTGATGCCATTTCCGAAAACTGAAACCGATCTTCGCGCGGCGGGTTACGATCCGCCGCTTCACTCCGTGAAATGCCAGCGATGTAAAGCGGAAATTGAGTTCTGGCGAACGCCGAGCGGAAAGCAAATCCCGCTCGACTCCGGGACCCTCGAACCGCACTTCGCGACGTGTCCGTTCGCGGACGAGTTTAGAAAGTAATTCCGAAAGGGGAGAGTAAAAACACAATGCAAACCGTAAGCGACTTCTTCACCGGGGAAAAATGCCTTCTTACCCTGATCGACGTAAAACCGAAACTCAACCAACAAAGCGACAAGCGGATCCGCTTCGATTTTTCGATGCCACTCACCGCGGCGATCCTGAAATCCGCGCCGCCGGACGTGCGCGACGCATTCGATGCAGTGGCGAAGGACGGCGCTCACTTAAACCCGGTCGGAATTTCGGCCGAGTTCGAAGGCGTGGTCGTTTCAATCTTCGATACGCCGCTCACGAAGGCCGCGCGCCTCGAACTTGAAAACTGCACACTGAAACAACTGGAGGTCGCCCGCCCGGAAAACAAAGCGACCCTGGGGGACGGCGACGTTCGACTCTCGTTTCATATGAACGTACCGGCGAGCAAGGACTCGTGGCTTTGGGGATTCGCGAATTACGGCGGCGATCTATGCGCCGTCTTCGAAGAGATGGAACCGATCTTCCCGGCGCTCAAGGAATCGACGAACGGCGACGGCGGCGATCGGGATCAGCCGAGTCTCGCCCTCGTGAAATCACAAACAGGATTCGAGCCGGTGGATCGCGACGAGGTCCCGCGCCAAGGGAAGGAACAAGCCGAAGCGGTCGCAAAAATCAAGACGACGAAAAAGAAAAAGAAGGCGAAGCGGTAGTTTTCCGCGCTTTGCACAGCATTTTCAACTCTTGCACAAGGGGGTTTTCTAAAATGCCGATCTTCGAAAATGGGCGGCCTCGTCACACTTACGACGAATGGATTATTCGCCTAAGTGTTTCAGGATGGAAGTGTTACTGGTGCGGCGATCCGCTCACCGAAAGGACGGCAACGAAAGACCACTTACAACCTCAGTGTCGGGGCGGGTCGGATGAAATCGAAAATATCCGACCCGCATGTATTCGCTGCAACTCTGTGAAGGGAATGAAAAACGAGGAAGAGTTCCGGCGTTACAAGTCGGTCTTTTCCTCTAAAAGTGGAAAGAAGTTCACCGGGGCTTTTTACTTAGAAGAGATCGCGAGCAAGACACCACAAACCGAGCGCGAAAAGCAGATCAAGGCCGCCCGCGCGGAGGAATTGCGATGGTCGGTTGATAAGTCGCCGTATTTCAATTCCTACACGATCCCGGCGAGGGCGGACGATTGAACCCTTACGCATCGAACACGCATTGCAAACGCAACCTCGATGCTTTGCGCCGCGCGGGATGGAGCATTTTAATCTCGCCCGGGAAGAAGCATTACGACCCGCCGCGCGGCTTCCGGTACGCGATCGACAACGGTGCATGGCGCGCTTTCCTGCATAACCTTCCGTTCGACCACGATGCTTTCATGGAACTGATCGCTCGGCATGGGCGCGGCGCGGAGTTCATTGTCGTGCCGGACAAAGTCGCCGATGCGGAAAGCCTGGAGTTCTCGCTTTCCTATCTCGATCGATTGCGCGGGATCGATCGCCCGTTGCTCGCCGTTCAAGATGGGATGAAAGCGAAAGATATCGGGGCGATCCTAGAGCGACACTCGAACCTGGGGCTATTCCTTGGCGGTTCGACCGAGTGGAAACTTAAAACCTTGTACGGATGGGGGATGGTCGCCCACGCCCTTAGAAGGTATTTTCACGTGGGAAGAGTCAACACAACGCGCCGGATGCGACTTTGCGCCGAAGCCGGGGCGAACTCGATCGACGGAACTTCTTGCAGTATGTTTTCCTGCAACGTCCCGAAACTCGATGCGGCGCGACGACAACCGAGTCTACTAACGCCTCTACTCACCGCGGGGCGGCCATGAACTCAGCCGACCGAGCGATGATTGCGGTCCGAAAACAAGTTCGCGAGGCGGACGAGATCTCGCTACTCAATCGGCGAATGTACGGAATCTTTCGCTCAATGGTGAAAGACGCCGCGGCGAAGGATCGAGGTCGCGAAATTGATTTCACTATCGAACGCCTTCGCATCGCCGCTCACGTTCTAAGGCAAACCAATTGCCAATGGTGCGAGCGCGTGCTCACCGCGAAAAATATCTCGTGGGATCACCGGATCCCGGTATCGCGCGGCGGATCTTATTCCTGGGAAAATCTCGCGGGCATTTGCTCGGTTTGTAACGGGCAAAAGGGATCGCTTCGCGAGGACGAGTTCCGCGAGCTTCGCGGATTTATCTCCGGGCTCGGGGCGATCGCGAAGGCCGACATACTTCGCCGCCTCGGGCTTGGGGCTAGATGGAGAAGTTAAAGGGGGAACTTATGAATCGTGAAGCCGAGCGGGAGCAGGAGTGCGAGTACTGCCAAGGAGAAGGGTGGGTTCGGGTAGAAGCGGGTGGCTGTCCTGATCGTGAAGTTTGCGGAGAATGCGAAGGGGATGGCGTTATTAACAGTGTTGAGTTAGCCGAGCGGGAGGGTTACATCTGCAAAATTGGCATCGGCGTGCTTTGCGGACATCGGCCTGACACTTGCGAGAATCATGCGTGCGGGCGAACGTTTGAAACTGCTACGGAATTGGCTGCTCACTTTCTTGCGGAACACTCTTCGGAGCGGGTGAAAGAGATGAGGGAGGCGCTGCAAGATATCACGGGCTTGCTTCCCGGCGAATTGCAGGAAGCGAAACGGATTGCTATTGAAGCCTTACGGCGGGGCGCGGGCTGTGCTGTCTGAGGAGTGATTCATGTCAGAAAAGTTTATGTACAAGTTCCGGGCCGAAGTTCCAGCGAGAGAGGGAGGCGGCATGCGTGGCTTAATCGGCATAATGCTTGCCGGGGTCGCCGTTAAAAGTGCTCAGAGCTTACCTCGTTGCGCTGGATATAAGGCCCGGATTGAGTTGAGGGGGCGCGATGAAGCAGACTGACCAACCATCAGCGATGAGGGAGGCGGCACATTCTCAGAAATTAAGCGACGCACAAGGTTACGCCGGTAACTCAAGAAAACAATTGCGGAAGCAACCTCAAGTCCCGTAAACTCTAGCGCAATTAGTAAACCCTTTCGGACAGATTTTTTTGCTGGCAAGCTCGGACCTCGCGGGGAGCGGGAAAAGGGCTTACCAGTTCTCCCCGAACTGTCAAAGTTTTGTGGAAAAAAGAAAAAAAGGTCCGCGCGTACCTGTAAACGCCGCCTCGCCTTCACTCCATGCGAATACGTGTCTTCTCTCACCGCGCGAACGTCGCGACGGACCGCCCACTCTTCACCAAATCGCTTGATTACATTACAAATTTAGTCCGCGGAAATCGCGCGTACGTGGTCGATGATCGCAGCGTGAAGTTATATCCGCCGCCGGTCGAGCAAGCCGCCGACGCCGACCGAAAACTACGGGCGGAACTCGTCCGCGGGCGAAACTCTTGTTCGAAAATTGCGCGCCCCGGTTACGATCTTTTCCGCGTTTCTCACTTCAGTTACCCGATTCCAGCTTCCGGCGCTCACGGTCGAAACACTTCCGTACGTGCAATCAACTATGTGCCGGAGCCTCAACCTTAATTTGCTGAATGATCGCACGCGACCATGCTAGGGCTTTTGGATCGTTACCGCTTCGCGATTGCAGCCGCGGCGGGTATCGCATGGGCTCTCTTGCCTGTCCCGATCATCGTCGCGCTCTGGAACTCGCCGCTCGCGATCGTGCAATATTCGGTCGTCGTCGAAACCCTGCAATCCCTAGTTACCGCGTTTTTGGTTTATCAAATACTCGGCGCGGGCAGAATTCGCAATACGCCCGACCCAAAAATGTGTCCGGTTTGCAGAGGCGAGAAAAGAAGAATTACCGAACTGATCGCCGCCGATCGCGACGACATCGAACAGATCCGGGCCATGTTTGCGCCCTGTCGAGCTTGCGACGGAACCGGGGTTGTCTGGTGGAAGGGCGATTGAGTTTAAACAAGTTCCGGGGCGCGAGGATGCACGACCGCGGTTGTCCCCTTTCCATAAAAAAGTGCGACTGTACGCCCCGGAAAATTCAATTGCGGAGGATAGCGAAGGGCTGGAGCGTTTGTTCGGGCGCGCAGCCTGGGGACTTGCGCGCCGGACAAAATTCCTCATGGCTTACGGATTAGAGTGGCACTCGAAGACCGCGGGATCCGGGGAATGGGAAGAATTACTCGCCCCGATCGACTGCAATTACTATTCGATTTCGGGCGGCGCTTTCGAAAAATGTTCCGACCCGGACGACACTTCGACCCGCGAAGATTTCGCGATGGATCAGAGTTTTGCAATTCGCTCGCCGTACATTACACATTCGAGCTTGCATGAAGTTCGATGGAAGGCCGGGGATCACATCACTTGGGTTAAGTCGGCAAGTCCGCTCGATCTCTATTTTCTCAGGTAAAAAACCATGACGAAATTACAGAAGTTTTTCGTGTTAGCGTGTCTTCTAATCGGGGCTTCGGTCGGGCCAGTCATCGGCCAACTTCAGCAATCGGGCGGACCGGGCTCAACCGTGACCGCAAACATCGGAACGAGCGGGTCTCTTGCTCTCGACTCGACGCTCACCGGCGGCAGTCAAAAAACCAAGCTCGTCGATACCGGCGGAAGCAACGTTGCATCGATTTCAGCCGCGGGCGCGGTGAAGGTCGATGGATCGGCAGTCACGCAACCTGTCTCGGGTACCTTTTGGCAAGCAACGCAACCCGTCTCGGGTACGTTCTGGCAAGCGACGCAGCCGGTAAGCGGAACGGTTACCACTGTCCCGAAAACGGCGTGCGGTTCGACCGTCTTTTCTCAAGCCCTGGCCGCGGTCCCCACGTCCCCAACCGCGGTTGCCAGCTCAACGACTTGCGTCTTCTCGATCGTGCTCAACAATACGACCGGGTCTTCGGTAACAGTTACCGTGTCCGATAATGCCGGGACGCCGATCAACGATTTGCTCACCTTCTCGATCCCGGCGCTCTCGCAAGTGATTCAACCTCTTTGGGGAGTTCAATTCACAAGCGGAATCAAGTGGACCGCGTCCGGGTCCGGCGTGACAGGGGCGATCATTGGCTATCAGTAGAAAAGTAATCTGCCTCTTGCTGGTTTTAACCGCGGGGGCATTTGGGCAAGTTCAACACTCGGTCGCGATCGCGGACAATTCCGTCGCGATCTCCGCGGTCGGCGCGACCACGGCGCAGCTCGTTGCTTTAAGCGCGGGGAAGAAAATCGTTGTTACGGGATGGGCGATCTCAGCTTCGGTCGCCGGGACGTTCAAGTTCGTGTACGGCACCGGAACGAATTGCGGCACCGGGACGACCTCGATCACCGGAGCTTTCAACCTCGCGGCGAATGGATACGCTTCTTCGCCCGGTTCGCCGAGCCCGCAATTCATCGTCCCGGCTGGAAATGCACTTTGCTTAACCGGAACCGGCAGCTCGCAAAGCCTGAACGGATACGTGAGCTTTACGCAGGGCTAGAAATAGACAGTGCCGAAAAGAAATCCCCGCCCATGCAAAACGCTTTCGTGCTCGGGACTTACAACCGAACGCTTTTGCTCGGCGTGTTTGGCGAACGGACTCGGCGGCGACAAACGCCCGAGCGCGCGAGCCCGCGGTTACGATTCGCGGTGGGAGAAATATCGGGCGGATTTCCTGATTCGAAATCCCTGGTGCTCGGACCCGTTCAACGTTCACGGCGCGGGACAAATTCCGGGCTCGATCGTTGACCACAAGAGGGCTCACAAGGGCGACTCGTCACTCTTTTGGGATCCCGACAATCACCAAACACTTTGCAAGCGTTGTCACGATCGCAAGACGGCTGTAAGTGACGGCGGCTTTGGGCGTTTGAGTGGAAGCATAGGATTTGGAACCGGGGGGGCATCGAATCTCTACAGATCGTGAACGCCGGACCGTAGGCCGGTCAAACGCGCAAAATCGCGAAAAAAGAAAAAAAGGTTCGAAAAATTACTTTTTCTTTTTCCTAAAACCTTGAGAACTCAACGATATGGGCGGAATTGGAAGCGGAAGACGAGCGAAGCCGAACAGCGTGCGCGAACTCGAAGGAAATCAGGGCCATCGGCCACTTCGAGACGAGGGCTCGCCGGTTGTCGAACAGCCTGGCGCGCCGCCGATGCCGGACCTTTGTCCAGTCGCGGCGAAGGAATGGGAGTCGATGACGGCGCTTTTACTGTCCCGCGGGCGACTCAGGCCCTCGGACGGGCGCACCCTGGCGGCCTACTGCACGTTATTCGCCCGCGCCGAGCAATGCCGGAAGGAAATCGACCGCTCGACGACCATTTCGAAGCGGGTCGAGCGGTTGATCCGCATGGAAGACCGGGCGCTGAAGTCCATGCGGGCGTTTTACCTCGATTTCGGCCTTACGCCCTCGAAATCCAACAATTTAGCGAATGATCGCCCATCGGACCCTTTCGAAGATTTCCTCAGTCGCAAGCCTCTTAAAACGGCGGCACAGTAGTCTCCCGGCGGTAACGGAATACTGTCTCGCGGTTCTGAAGGGCAAGATCCCGGTCGGGCGGCTCGTGTTCCTGGCTGTCGAGCGCCACGTCGCCGATCTCCGGGACGGGAAAGCCCGCGGCTTGCACTTCGACGAGGCGGACGCGCGCCACGTGATCGACTTCTTCGAGAAGTATCTCTGTCTCGCGGAAGGCGACCACGACGGAAAGCCGTTCATCTTGGAACCCTGGCAGCAATTCATACTCGCCAACCTGTTCGGTTGGAAGGGCGAGGACGGGTTCCGGCGCTTTCGGACCGCGTATGTCGAGCTTGGCAAGGGGAACGGCAAATCGCCGCTCGCCGCGGGCATCGGCTTGTACGGGTTGCTCGCCGATCGCGAAGCCGCCGCGGAGATCTATTCCGCCGCCGTCGTGAAGGATCAAGCAAAGATCCTGTTCCGCGACGCCGAGAACATGCGGGATTCATCGCCGCTTCTAAAAGCTCGGATCGACAAACACATCAACAACCTTTCGGTTGCGGACTCTAGTTCGTACTTCCGTCCGATCTCGTCCGAGAAGCGGGGGCTCGATGGCAAGCGCGTACACATGGCACTTATCGACGAAATTCACGAGCACCCGGACGCGACTGTCGTCGATAAGATGCGCGCCGGAACTAAGGGCCGCCGTCAAGCTCTCATCTTCGAGATTACGAACAGCGGTTACGATCGCCACTCCGTTTGTTATCACCACCATGAATTTTCTGAGAAGGTTTTGGCTGGTCTGATCGTCAACGATACGTGGTTCGCTTACGTCGCACAGCTCGACGTTTGCGATAAGTGTCGCGATGAAGGCAAGACCTCGCCGTCGTGCGAATTATGCGATCAGTGGACCGACGAGAAGGTTTGGAAAAAAGCGAACCCGAACCTGGGGGTCTCGATCAAGACGAAGTATCTTCGCGAACAGGTGAACGAAGCACAAGGGATGCCGAGCAAAGAAGGCATCGTCCAGCGGTTGAACTTTTGCATCTGGAACGAGCATTACATTCGTTGGATGCCAATGGATAAGTGGGATGCGTGCGGCCTTGCGAAGATCTATCCCGAAAGCCTTCAAGGGAAACCTTGCATCGCCGGTCTCGATCTCGCGAATACGAGCGACCTCGCGGCGTTCGTCCTTCTCTTCCCCGAGGAAATCGTTAAACTTCTCGCCTTCTTTTGGATCCCGGAAGAGGCCGCGGCTCGGCGATCGCAGCGGGACCGGGTTCCGTATGAGCAATGGATCAAAGAGGGATACATCAAGGCGACCGAGGGCGATGTCATCGATTACGACGTGATAAAGGCGGACATCGCCGAGATCGCGCAGCTCTACCGGATTCAGGAAATCGCCTTCGATCCCTGGAATGCAACCCAGATCACGACTCAGCTCGCGAGCGACGGCTTCAAGATGGTCGAGATCCGGCAGGGCTACCAAAGTCTTTCCGCGCCGACTAAGGAACTCGAAAAACTGATCCGCGCGAAGGAAATCGCGCATGGCGCGAATCCGGTCCTGCGATGGAACGCTTCGAACGTTTCAGTCCGGCAAGATCCCGCCGGGAACATCAAGCCCGACAAAGAACGCAGCTCGGAAAAAATCGACGGCATCACGGGAACGATAAACGCGCTCTCGCGAATCATTCGATCGTCCGGCGACTCGGTCTATGAGCAACGCGGAGTCTTACTCGTCTAATGAGATTTGATTTGCTGTCCCGGATCAGAAGGGGATTTCGCGCCGCCGTCGATGACGGGACGCCCGGTCCCGCGGACGATTACTGGTATCGCGACTATTCCATGATGTCCGCCGCGGGGATGCCGGTCTCGCCCGAGCGGGCGCTTCGGCTGGCGAGCGTTTACGCTTGCGTGCGGGTCGTCTCTGAAACGGTCGCTTCGCTTCCGCTGATTATCTATAAGCGGCTACCGAACGGCGGGAAAGAGCGCGCGATCGATCACCCGCTTTATAAGGTTCTGCATGACAGGCCGAACCTTCGACAAACCTCGTTCGAGTGGCTCGAACAGCAGCAAAGCAATATCGAGCTTCGCGGGGACTCGTACAACTTCAAAGTGGCCGGGAAAGATGGTCCGTTCGATCAACTCGTGCCGATCAACCCGGACCGGGTAACCGTAAAACTCACCGACCTGGGGAAATTGACTTACACGGTAGTGAAAAACGACGGGACCTCGCAAATCTACAATCAAGAGCAAATCCTTCACTTTCGCGGGCATACCTACAACGGCATCCACGGCGTAAGCACGATTAGCGCGGGGCTCGAAGTGGTCGGGGCGGGACTCGCGCAGCAAGATTACTCGGCGACGTTCTGGGCGAACGATCAGAAGCCGGGCGGCGTCTTCAAGCATCCCGGAAAGTTCTCGCCGGAAGGTTATGTCCGACTGAAGAAGTCGATCGAGGATGCTCAATCAAGAGCGAACCGTCACAAGACGATGATCCTCGAAGAAGGCGCGGACTATGCGCCGGTCGCGATCACGAACAAGGATTCGCAATTCCTCGAAACCCTTCAGGCGCGCCGCGGCGAAATTTGCTCACTCTTCCGGGTCCCGCCGCATAAGATCGGCGACCTAACGCGCGCCACGTTCTCGAACATCGAACAGCAAAACATCGAGTTCGCAACCGATTCGATCCGTCCGCGGCTTGTTCGCCTGGAAAAACGTATCAATCTCGACCTCGTGGATGCGCTCGACGACGGCGGCAACGACGAATACTTCGCCGAGTTTTTGATGGACGCGCTTTTGCGCGGCGACCTCAAGAGTCGTTACGAGTCTTACGCGCTCGCGATTATCAACGGATGGATGTCCCCGAACGATGCGCGCCGCAATGAAAACATGAACCCGATCCCAGACGGCGACGTTTACTGTCGCCAGATGAACACGGTCCCGCTCGGGACGGATCCGGCGACCACGGTCGATCAAGGCGGACAAGAGGACGACACCGCAACCGCGCGCGTGCCGAAAAATCGGCCGGCAGCATTTTCGCGCGTGCATTTGATGATCGAAAGCGCGGTCGATCGCGTGATCCGAAAAGAAGTCAAGCAACTGAAGATGATCGCCGAAAAAGTAAACGGCAAGTCGCCGCACGAAGCGGTTGCGGCTTTTTACGAAAAACACGCCGAGTTCGTGGCCGAAACTTTGCGGATTAGCGAGCAATCGGCAGGGCTGTACGCCGCGGCAAACGAACAATTCTTCTTGTTGAACAATCTCGCGGCTTTGATCTCGAAAATTGAAACAGACGGCGCGGCCACGCTTTCAGCCCTCGCCGGGGGAGAACTGATCCAATGAAATATGCACACGTGGTCGCGGAAGTATGTCGGAAGCCCTGGGCGATTCTTCCCGAGAAGCTCGTCGAGATCGCCGAGTTCATTCGCCTAAGCGCGAGCGGCGTAAAGCTCTCGGAAGAAGAGATCCTCGCCAGCATGAGTGCCGGGCCGCGCGTCTCACCCAAAGGCGCGGGCGCGGTTGCTGTGATCCCGATCATGGGAACGATCACCCGCCGGGCTAACTTGATGTCCAATTTTTCGGGCGGGACCTCGATCGAACAGCTCACCGCGAGTTTCCGTCAAGCCCTGGCCGATCCGAGCGTGAAGGCGATCGTCTTCAACGTCGATTCACCCGGGGGGAACGTGGACGGAGTCCCCGAGCTGGCCGCCGAGATCCTCGCCTCGCGCGACAAGAAGAAAACGATCGCGGTCGCCGACACGATGGCAGCTTCCGCGGCTTATTGGCTGGCGGCTTCGGCGTCCGAGATCGTGGTCCCGCCATCCGGGGCGGTGGGCTCGATCGGAGTCTTCGCCGTCCATAAGGATCTCTCGCAAGCCCTCGACGCCGCTGGCATGAAAGTCACGCTGGTAAGCGCCGGGAAGTTTAAGACCGAGGGCAACCCTTACGAACCGCTATCGCCGGAAGCGCGCGCCGCAATTCAAAGCGATGTCGATCAGTTTTACAGCATGTTTGTGAAGGCGGTCTCGAAAGGCCGCGGCGTGACGCAAGAAGCGGTCCGGGGCGGATTCGGTGAAGGCCGGATGGTCATGGCCGGGGACGCAGTCAAAGAAGGGATGGCGGACCGGGTCGCCACGATGGACGAAGTGTTATCCGGGCTCGGCGTCGGATCCGGCACCGGAAGCGCGAAGCTCGCCGAAGCCGCCGAGTTCCCGATGCGCGCCCTTCGCGAGCGCGAACTCACCCTCTACAAATGAAAAAGATCGCAATCAAGCTGTTCTATCCCGGCAACAAACGCCACAAGAAGGTAATTGTGCGCGCGCCGAGCGGGAGGTTGATTACGCCGGACGGGATAGAGCGACAACTTCGACAAGCGGCGGACACGCTGGAAAAGGAATTTCCCGGACACGATTACCACTTAGTTCCGATCGGTCACGGCGCTTACAACTTCGTTTGCATCGGCGAAAAACCGGCAGCTTAAATTTTTCGTTGCCCAAAGGCGACAACACCCGACGCGCGGCCAAAGATCCAAAGATCGCGGACGGCGACGGCGAACGAGCAACAAAAATCGCAATTCAGGGAGAAAAGGAAATGAAAAAGTCGAACATTCACTCATTGCGGCAGCGAAAAGCGGATCTCGTGAAAGTTCAGCGAGCTTTGCTCGATGCCGCCCACTCCGAAGGGCGCGATCTCAGCGAGGCGGACGCAGCCAAGTATGAGGACAACACAAAAGCCCTTATGAACCTCGAAGCCTCGATCGAGCGCGAAGAGAAACAGCTCGAAATCGAACGCAATATGCCCGGGGTCACGGAAAACGAGTTCGTGGCCGAGCCCACGCTCGCGGACAAGAAGCAAGGCTTCGCCAACTTCGGCGAGTTCTTGCAAGCAGTGGTCCGGGCCGATCGCAGCAACGGTCGGATTATGGACCCGCGCCTCATGCAAGCAACCGCCAGCGGCGCAAGCGAAGCAATTCCCGCGGACGGCGGCTTCCTCGTGCAGAAGGATTACGCGAGCGAAATCCTCACCCGCGCTTTCGAGGGCGGCGAGATCCTCTCGCGAGTCCGCAAGACCAACGTTTCAGGCAACGGCTTGAAAATGAACGCCGTTGACGAGACGAGCCGGGCCACCGGGTCGCGGTGGGGCGGCGTACAAGCGTATTGGGCGAACGAGGCGGACACCGTCACCGCCAAGAAGCCGAAATTCCGCCAGATGGAATTAACGCTCAACAAGCTGTTCGCGCTCTACTACGCAACCGACGAACTTATCGAGGACGCGGCGGCTTTCAGTACGATCGCCTCACAAGCCTTCGCCGAGGAATTGCAGTTCATGGCGGAAGACGCCATCTTCCAAGGTGACGGCGCGGGCAAACCCCTGGGGATTATGAACTCGGGCGCGCTCGTCACCGTCTCGAAGGAAAGCTCGCAGGTCGCCGACACGGTTGTTTCGGAAAACGTCCTGAAGATGTTCGCGCGCATTCCGGCGCGCAGCCAAGCTAACGCGGTTTGGTTGACGAACGTCGAAGTCCTTCCGCAGTTCCCGCAATTGAACATCAAGATCAAGAACGTCGCGGGGACCGAAAACGTGGGCGGCATCAGCACGCCGCTGTACGACTTCCCCGGAACCGGCAAGCCGGGATCCATTCTCGGGCGTCCGGTTGTCCCGGTCGAGTACGCCGCCGCGATCGGAGATCTCGGCGATCTCGTCCTCGCCGACCTCTCACAATATCAACTGATTCAGAAGTCGGGCGGGATCCAGACGGCGTCCTCGATGCACGTCCGGTTCTTGAACGATGAGATGGTCTTCCGCCTCACCTTCCGCCTGGATGGACAGCCGATTTGGAACTCGGCGCTCACTCCATACAAAGGTTCCGGCACCCTCTCGCCGTTCATCACCTTGCAAGCCCGATAAGGGAAATCAGGGCGGCGGTCTTCAGTGATCGCCGCTTCACTTACAAAATTCGCAGCACAGGAGAAAATTTCCATGAAGGGAATCAACCTCGCAACACAAGCCCACATCGTGAATATCCTTCCGCCGGTCGATATCACCGGCGGCGCGGATAGCGATGTGTTCTCGATGAAAAACCACGCTCACGCCACGATCTTGCTATCTGTGGGCGTGTCCGCCGCCGCATTCACGAAGATCATTCTTCAAGCGTGCGACGATTTCACTCCGAGCAACACGACCGATATTGCGTACAACCTTTACGTGGAAGAGACGGCGGCGGGCGACACCCTGGCGACGCTCGAAGCGGTTGCTTCCACCGGACGAACACCATCGGCGAACGATACGATTATGTATGTGATCGAAGTCGATGCCAGCGAACTACCGGCGGGCAAGCCGAACCTTCGTCTTCACCTGACGAACGGCTCAAACAGCGTCATTGCTGGAGCTGTGGCGATCCTGTCCGGGGAGCGTTACTCGGGCGACACGAACGCGACGGCCATCGCGTAATTGTTGCTTGGGGAAATCGAGGCGGGCCGCGAAGTGAAGCGGTTCCGCCTCGAACTTCTTGCTTTTCGGGGGAACTATGCAAGCAAAATTCTTCACCGGCAGCGGGACGCCGGAAACGTTCGTCGTCGGCGACCCTGGCGATGCGTACTTAGACGCCGCGGCGGGCGTGCTCTATTACAAGGCGACGGGAAGGCTCGCGACCGGATGGGTCGCGTCCAGCCTCACCGCGCCGAACGCAACCCTGGCCGCGGGAGCGCAAGAAGCGATCGTCCCGCGCTCGACGGACACGTCGGCACCGATCACGCAAAAAACCGGGACGGTTATGTTAACCAAGTCCACCGCCGGGGCGTGGACACTGGCCGCGCCTACCTCGGGCGACGACGACGGGAAGATTCTCACCCTGATTGCTGGAAGCGCGCACGCTCACACCGTGATTACGCCTTCCGGCAAATTGAACGCGGGAACGACGGCGACCTTCGCAGCAGTGGGCGACGCCGTAATTCTCGAAGCCTATCAGGGAAAGTGGTACTCGCGCGCGGTCTATGGGGCGGTTCTCAGCTAACATGCATCGCAACGACGAACTACACCCGCTCGCCATCAAGCTCTGGTATCCGCCGCTCGTGGCGGTTACGCAACTGAGCTACATCGGGCAAGATGGGCAATCGCGGAACCTCGTGGCCGGGACCGACTTCCAATTCGACCCCGCAAGCGAACCGGGAATCATTCAACCGTTACCCGGCGAGGTTTGGCCGCTCACGCTTCGCCATGCGAAAAGTGCGGTCCAGATCTTTTACATCGCCGGGTATGAAACTCGGTCGGATGACCGAATCGCGGGCGAAGCCGAAGACGCGAACGTTCACGAACCGGAATCGTTGACGGTTGATGCGATCGATCCGCCGCGGCAAGTCATCACTTACGAACTCGACCTCACGATTCCCGAACCACTCGTGCTCGCGGTCAAGCAATTAGTGCTGCACTGGTATCAGAACCGCGATCTCGTGATCGCTCAACCCGGCGCGGGCGGGAAATTCACGCCTCTACCGCAACACGTTTTAGAGCTGATCGAGGACTTCGTCTCGAAGGATCTCTCGATCACTTACTACCCGCGGCAGATTCAAACCGAAGTCAATGAAGAAGAGCCGGTCACGGTAGATTCGGCGAAAGACTTCTGTCGAATTACTTCGAGCGATGATGACACTTTCGTCGCGACTCTGATCCGGTCGGCTCGCATCCACATCGAAAAAAATACTTGGCGAAGTCTCATTAAGAAAAGTTTCGTGCAATCGCTCGACGGATTTCCGCGGCACTCTCGGCGGTACTGGTGAAGGTTTTAATCGCGCTCTTGTCGTGCTGGAAGCACAGGGAACGGCGCGACGCGCAACGCGATACTTGGATCCGCGATCTTGTCTATATTCCGCGGGGCGTCGAGTACAGATTTTTTCTCGGGCGCAACTCGGGGATGGAGTGGATCCGCGACGACGAGACCGCGCTCGACTGTCCAGACGACTATGTCAGTTTGTCGCAAAAGACAAAGGCGGTCATGCGGTGGATCGATGAGCGCGGTTACGACTTCGTTTTCAAGGCGGACGACGACACGTACATCGTCCCGGCTCGCTTACTGGCGAGCGGATTCGAAGCCTTCGACTATTCGGGGTCGCTCGAAGAGAACGGACCAAACTCGCATTGTCCGTTTGAGGTTATCCCCTGGGCGCAAGGCGGCGCGGGCTATTGGACGAGCGCGCGCGCGGTGAAGATCCTCGCCGAGCACATGATCGACCTCAAACACGCTGAGGACGCGGCAACGGGAAGGACGCTCGCCAAGTTCGATATTCGCGGGGTCCACGATCCGCGCTATCAACCGCAAATCACGCGGCGCGAGCGCGAGTTCCCCGGAACAACGGCGATCACTTTTCACAAAGTCGCGCCCGGCGAGATGCGGGAGCTTCAGTTAAAAATACCAATCCACTAAGGAGATCCACAATGTCGATCACTCACCGAATCACACAGGGCTACCAGACGCCGGAAGGAACCGTTTCGAGCGTTTCGCAGTCTTACACCGACGACGCCGCCATCAATATCGATGCCAGCGTCGCCGACGGAGAAACCGCGCAGGAAATCGATGTCGCCGTCACCCTGGCGAACCTGAAATCTTGCAGCCTTTCTTCCGACAAGGCGGTCACCATCAAGACCAATTCCAGCTCGACGCCGCAAGAAACGATCACCCTCACCGCGGGGCAAGCGATCGTTTGGGGGCATGACCACGTCGAGGACGCGCCCTTCTCTGGCAACCTCACGAAGTTTTACGTGGCAAACGCGAGCGGGGCAGCGGCGCGGATCCGCTTCAGCGCGTTGTTGCATCAAAGCGTCTAGTTCCCTTTTCGCGGTCGTCATTGTGGAGATGCGGGCGGCAGACAATCGCCGCCCGTTTTCATTTCACGTAATGAGCCAAATTCTCTATACGCCGATCGGGGACATGATCCACAAGATCGATTTGCTCAACGCCGAGGACGAGAACTCGCGCGCGAGCGATGGATCCTACCCGGCGGATCCGGGCGTCTTCGTGGCTGGAATCTACGCAAAAATCGAAGGGCTTTCGGCGCGCGAAGTTTACAAGGGGCAAGTCATCACGAGCGAAGTCGTCGAGCGCGTAACGATCCGCGGGCCGAACGGCGGGAACTCGGACGTGGCCGGGATCCGCACGAGAATGCTCGTGCGAAAAACCTCGGACGAAAAGATTTTCCAGATCCAAGGGATCATCGACCCGGATGGTCGCGGCGTCGAGCTTCGGCTCTTATGCGTCGAGCGTGACGATGGCGAATAACGTCGTCACCGTCAAGATCCAAGGGTTAGAGGATATCGAGCGTAAGCTCTATGACCTTCCGACCAAGCTCGCGAAGTTAATGATGCGGCGCGCGCTTCGTCCCGCCGCGATGGTATGGCGGGATGAGTTCGCCGCTCGCGCGCCCGATCGCACCGGATTCCTTAAAACTCAGGCCGCGATTTCGATCAAGCTCTCGGCGAAAGAAGAGTCCGGCGGCGCGCTCGTGGGCTTCACAAAAAAGCAGAACCCGGCGGCGGCGCTCGAACACAAAGCGCATTCCCCGAGCGCAGCAAATGAAGCCTTTTGGTATGAACTAGGCACCGTGAAGCAACCGGCGCGACCGTTCATGCGACCGGCTTTCGAATTAAAGAAGCAACAAGTTTTGAGCGTCTTCGTCGCCCGCGCGAAAGAAGCGTTCGCCGAAATATTCAAATGATCGAAGAAGGAATCTATCGCTTCTTAACGAGCGACGGCAACGTCTCGGCGCTGATCGGAACGCGGGCCTACGAGCAATCGCTTCCCGAGAGTCCCAGTTTGCCTCTCGTCGTGTTTTGGACGGTAACCGAGATGCCGCTCGATTCGCTCGACGGCGAAAACATCTTGAAGACGCGCCGGATCCAATTCGATTGCTATGCGAACAAAGCGCGCGATGCGCGGCAACTGCAAGGCAAGGTCCGCGCGGCGCTCGAAGCGATCGCACTCGGAGCGACTTTCCAAGAGTCGAGCGTGATTCTTTCGACAAGGATTTTACTCGGCGGGGATAAAGGGATCGAGCCCGGCGCGGGGGGAACGTTGTTCTGTTCCTATGTAGAGGTTGAGCTGTCGTTCATTCCATCTAACTAACACGAGGAGAAAAATAAAACCATGAGCAACGCATTTCGAGCGCAAGGGATGGTACTCACGATCGGCGGGCAAGCGATCGCAGAGCTGACAAAAATAAGTCGATCGGGATCGAAGTCGGATCTCGCCGATGTAACGAACATGGACTCAGTCGGGGCGTACCGGGAATTTCTTCCCACGCTTCTCGACGCGGGCGACCTTTCGCTCGAAGGAAATTATCTAGGGAATCAGGAAGCGACTCAGCAGAGCTTGCAAACGCTGTTCGACAATCAAACGTTGAGCACCGGATGTACGCTCGTTGCGCCCGGCGGCAGGGGGACTCTCACGTTCTCTTGCTACGTGTCCGAACCGCCCAACCCGGACTTCAGCCACGATAAACCGGCGACCTTCTCGGCGAAGCTCAAGATCACCGGGAAGCCGACGTTCGCCTAAAATCCGCGGCGGTTAGATGGAAAAAGAGGGCGGCTCACCGTAGCCGCCCGTTCTCTTGCACGAAAGGGGAACTATGTCGCAAGCAATCAAGCGGCGCATTGCGCCCTCGGTCCCGCTCACGCTCGACCTCAAAGACGATTCCGGGGCGACCTTCAAGCGCGACTTTAGACTCTCGTTCGATTTCAACGCGACCGCTCTCGTCGAAGAGCGCACCGGACTAAACCTGCTTACCGCTGAAGTGTGGACGAGCGGGCTCTCGTCGCGCAGTTTGAGTATTATGCTTTGGGCCGCGGTCCTGGCGCATCACCCGGAATACGCGGGCGACGAAGGGCTCGAAGCGATCCGGTCTTACATGGATGTCGGCAATACCGACCCGATCCACGGCGCGCTTTGGGATGCGTACTTTATTTCCTTGCCGAAGGAAAAGCGCGAAGCCCTGGAAGAAGCGAAAAAGAAACTTGAGGCGGGCGAAAAAACGGACCCTTTAGCGATGCCGCCCGAGGCGGCAAAGTCGGAGAGCCTCTCGATTGGGTTGAACTCTGGGCAATCGCCCGCTACGACCTTGGACTCAGCCTCGAAGAGTTCGGCGGCTTAACCGTCGCGATGTTCGAAGCCCTTCTCGATCGCAAGACGGAAGAGCATCGCCGGGCCATGATGTGCGCGGGCGTGGTCGCGGCGACGGTTGCCAATAGCGCGCCGTTTGGGGATCCGAACCGCAAGCCTCGATCCCCGATGGACTTTGTCCCCGAGGGCAAGACGAGGAAGCGGAAAGAGCAATCGATCGACGAGCAAGTCGCGATCCTTCGAGCGATCGCCGAATCCGTAAAGTAAAACGCTTATGTCAATTCTCGGCTCAATCATCGTCGAGCTAAAAGCTCAAACCGCGTCATTCATTGACGGAATGAACGCCGCGGCGAAGTCCTCGTCGAAGGCCGGGCATGAAATCGAGGCTTCGTTCTCGAAGATCGGCGGGCTGGCGGCAACCGCACTCGCGCCGTTCGGCGAGTTCGGATCCGCGATCGCGCTCACCCTGGGGGCGGTGGGATCGCACGCGGGTTCGGCGGTCGCCTCTCTCGGGAAGATGGGCGGCGTCTTGGGCGGGATGGCAGTCGTCGGCGGCGGCGCTGCGGCGGCGCTCGGCGCGGTCTCCGCGGGCGCGCTCGGGCTCGCGATCCACACCGCGAAAGGTATCGCCGAAATGGGCGAACTCGCGCAGTCGTCCGGGATCGCCGTCGGTCCGCTCTCCGGGCTCGCGTTCGTTTTTAAGGCGACCGGCGTAAACGTCGAGGCTGGAGTTAAGGCGATCGAGAAGTTCGACAAGACCATCTTTAAGGCCGCGACCTCGTCCGCCGGGACCGTGACCATCTTCGATCGAATGCACATTTCGCTTAAGAACAGCAACGGGACGTGGAAGGAAACCGATCAGCTCTTCGGCGAAGTCGCGGGAAAACTCGCGGGCATGAAAGACGGATGGGAAAAAAGCGCGCTCGCGCAGCAACTTTTCAGTAAAGGCGGCGCGGTCCTGATCCCGGCGCTCAACAAAGGCAAAGAAGGAATCGAGGATCTCATCGCGACCGCGAAGGTTCTCGGGGTCTATCTCGACGACGCGACCGTCGCGGCGGCCGAAAAATTTAAGGAAAGTCTCGCTACGATCGAAGCGATCGGTTCGGGCTTAGCAATTCGGCTCACTCGCGAGCTTCTCCCCGCACTTCAGACCGTCGCGAATTTCTTGCTCGATGGATTCAAAGACAAACAATCCGGGATAAACGATGTGATCGACGGCGTCGTTTTTCTCACAAAGGCGTTTATCGGCGTGGGTGAGACGATTTGGTCGGCATTGAAACAAGTCGGTCTATTCGTCGGGAACTCAATCGCTTATTTCGCGGAACTGTTCGATACGCTCGCTCAAGCCGATGCACGCGCTTCGAAGTTCGACTTTTCGGGCGCGGTGGACGCTTGGCGCGAAGGCCGGGTCCGCATGAAGGCGATCGACGAGGAACTCGTAAGCGGAAGCAAAAAAATATGGGCCGACAACGCCGCATTCATCAAGGGCGTATTCGGGAAGCTCGATCCGGCGAAGCCTTCCGCCCACAAGCGCGACGATACCGACCTCACTCCGCAAGA